GCTTTCACCAGAGCTTTCAAACTTGCGCCGACCGGCTTCGGTCAGGCCACCCTCTGGATCCTTGTATTTGCTCACTTCTTTTCTCGCGCCGCAGCCATGTTGTCAACCAAGTTGGGATAAGGCCTGCCAGCTTTTGCGGCACGACGCATGGCGTTGCGCTTCTCTTGAGAAGACAGCTCTTTTGGCTTGCCTAGATCTTTAGGCCGTGGCTTGTCCCAGACCTCTTTCATTTCTTTTTGTTCATCGCGTTGGTGGCGGTGCGCTGGCCGCGCACTGGCATGGGCTTGCTAGCTGGTTGCGAGCTGCCTTTGCTTGAGGATTCGCGCATCTTCTTTGCTGCCTGCTCTTGCGGTTTCTTGTTCATCATTACGGCCTCTCCTTTGAAAGTAATGGTCTACTCATCTTGCGGGAAACGGCACCAACCCTTGCGGCCCGGCGCTCGCCTATCTCACGCTTTAACGCGCTACCTGCTTCAGTTTTTCTAGCTTCATACTTACTTGAGTCAAATGCAGCAATCTCTGGAGCTACTGGAATGTCGGGCGTTTTAGGTGCAGTGTCTGTAAATTTAGGAATTGGTTTTGCTTCGTAATAGGTATACGGGCGCTCAACAAATCCATACTGCAAACCACCACCGGCACCACCTGGGCCTAAATGTGGTGAAGATGATGGCAAAAGCTCAGCCTCACGACGGGTTCCCTGCCTTTCAATCAAAGGATTTTTTTCTATTTCTGCAAGCAATACGTTGTAGTCATCAAGCTTCTTTTTATATGCAGTCTTCTGTGTTTCATAAGTTGGCAGCAGTGAATCTTTATAAGCTGCAATCTGCGCTTCATAGGGCTTCATTTGCTCAGTCACGCCAGCTTGGTAACCTGTGAATGCTGTTTGATATTCACCCGTAATTGAATCTAAGTTTGATTTGTATTGCTTGGCCAGCTTGCTAATATCAGATGTGCTGCGTCTGGCAATCTGGCGTTGTTTGTATTGGGGTAGGGTAGCCATTACTGCAACCTCATTCCACCGTTACTCAGGTCGGTAGCGACACCAAGCTCTGCGTCCATGCGCTCGCCTGACAACAATGATCTACGGCCACCACGGGTGCGAGCTTTGAGCGCAGATGCTTCGGCAGCTGCTGCCTTGCGGCGCTCCTCATCTGCTGCGGCCTGCACTTCCTTGGCTTTCTTCTCCATCTCCAACTTATTGTTTGCATAGTTGGTTTGCGATGATTCAAACTGCTGCCGCGCTGTCTGTGCTTGCTGCTCCATGGAAGCACCTTGCTTTGCGTATTCAGCCGTTTGCTTAGACAACTCAAACCGCATGGCAGCTTGATCGGAAGATTGCTGCGCCAGTAATTTGCGTTGATCTGATTCGGCTTGTCGGCGTGACTTTCGCCCCTCGTCAGCGGAATAATACGAACCTGCAAGAATAGAAAGTGCAATTAACATAGTTATTTCCCAAATAAAACTTCATCAATCTTGTCTGCGTCTGTTTCATCAGTTGCATGAATGCAAAACCAAACACTGTCTTTATGCGCTGTGATGATGTGATGATGCCCAGCAAGAATATTGATACAGGCAGGTGCCTTGTATTCAGTTCTCACCCCTTCAACTTCCACCGTCACATCACCCTTGGCCAAGATACTTAAATGGTCATAGGCATGCGCATGACTAACTGCATAGTGCTTTGCTGGCAACAGCATCTGCTTTGCATACAAGCCAGCAGAAAAGTGATGCACCACGCCCAGATCAATATCTATCATTCAAACGATTCTATTGAAATTTGTACAGAGTGCAAGTGACTGATATCAGAGTGATATCAACTCATGCAAATACATCAAAGTCGGTGCTGGCGCTGGACTGGCCCATGGGTCGGCCACCAAGCTGGTGGGTGCGGGTCATGCGGTTGTATTCGCCGCCGCCCAGCATCAGGTAGCCGAAGGAGTCGCCAATGTGAGAGTGCTCATTTTTATTTGGGGCATCCCTAAAGCGCTCTTGGCCAGCGCCAACTGCCACACGTTTGAAATGATAGCCACCTGCAAGCGCTTTACGCAGCAGCTTGCACTCGCGGTTAACAATGAGCCCCGGCTTGCCAGCAATAAGTCGCTGCATGGGGGCGGCAGAGGCCTCACGACGCACCTTGAAGTCGTTGCTGGCGGTGGGTTGTGCTCGCAGCCCCAAGGTTTTGAGGTAATCGAAGGCTGTGACCTCGTAAATAGCATCTCTGGCCATACCCGCCGGGTCACCCCAGATCATTACTTGGTGATTAGGGTAGCGCTGGTTCAATTCAGCCAGCAGCTGGTGGCCAAAGCGCTCCAAGCCCATGTCAAAGGTCACGATTTCCTGATGGATCAGCCACCTGCCGTTGGGCAAACGCTGGCCAATGGTGGCAGCAGGGGTCAATCCGAAGTCAAGCCCCACCTGTATAGGCACATTGGGGTCAATTTCAGTCTCACCGGACATGGTTGAGTCTTCGTACTCTGGCCAAACAGGCCGTCCTTCCTGCACATAGGTGTACTCACCCCCGGCATAGCACCTGATCCAGTCCAGGTTCTTGCCAAGCAGCATTTGCTGGTAGTAGCCGGGCGGCAGGTTGTGGATATTCTCGGCTTTGGGGTTGACCTTCCACCACTTACCCGACGCAAAGATGTGATCGTTGGCCTCGGGCATGTCGGGCAGGTTCTCAACGTCCACAGGCACCACACCGCCGGGCTGTCGAAAGAACTTCCACGCATAGGCCCCACTCATCTTCTCCTTCTCGGCCATCCTGTGCCACCAATGGTCGTCATCACAAGGGTTGGTGTCCATCCAGATGCCGTGCCAAGTAGCCCCGCCATCGCGCTTGGTGGGATATCGGCCAACCCGGTGTGTCAAACCATCAATCACGGCTTTAGGCAGCTCACGCGCCTCATTGACCCAAGCACCTGTGAGCTCCAGCGACAGCAGCTTCCTGACATCCTTGGGTTGATCAAGGGCAAGGAACATGACCTCGCAGTCAATGCCAGCTGCACCCTCGCGAGCAGGCAAGCGGATGTGGTGTGTGATGGGTGGTGTCCACAACATAGGCCCAAACGTGCCTTCTGGGAACAGGTCAAGCCATGTCTTGATGGTCGTCGTCTTGAGCATGGGGTAGCTGTTCCTGACAATCGCCCAGCGGGAATACCTGACGTTGTCAATCGGACTGGCTTTTTGCTGGACAGCTTTGATGAAGATCTTGGCCGCGCAGCCGTAGCTCTTGCCAGAGCCCACCGGCCCCATGATCCCTTGAACAAAGTTCTTGGACTGAATGAAGTCGTAGATCACCGGCGACTCGCTGAAGTCTAGGTTCAAGCCGGCCATCGGCACCGTCTTGTCGGACATCTCTTTTGTACGGCTCATCTTCTTGCTCCAGTTTTCTAATCTGTCTTTTGCGCCACATGGTTCCCTAGCTTGAGTTTGGCTTCAATGGCTCTGGCAAAGCGTAAAGATTGCCAACTACTATCCCATCCGTTTTCCGAACAAATTGTTTTAATCTCTTCATCCGTCAGCCCAACCCATGTGCGCTGTGATGGCCGGGTGTAGAGAGGCACCGAAGTACTTTGTGTTTTGTTAAGCGAGTAGCGCCACTCATAAGACCCGTTAAGCTTTTTTATTCCCCATCTCCAAGCCACAGGCTTTTTACTTTCAATCATGCTTCCCCCCTTGGTGCCACGACATTGATATCAATCACAGACGGCTTCTCGCTGCCGTCATCCGGGTTGTCAAGCAGTCCACTTGCCTTGGCCAGCAGACGCAAAACACCCACCTTGTCGTAGAGCTCAATGTCCAGCGTGGAGTACACATTGCCGTCAGAGTCCTTCTTGCTGTTGACCTTGACAGACTTGATCGCATGCAGCGCATGCTCGGGGATATCGCTAGACCTCTTCACCGTCACATTGCCCTGCTCATCCCATGACATGATGTCTGTCAGCTTGGTGTTGGCCATGCTCAGCAACGCATAGGCCACAGCCTCTTTGTTGGCCACCAGCGTTGTGCTGCGATCCAGCCTGCGCTGCACAGACCTCACCCCACCCCAGTTGGTCAAGGGAGGGATCACGGTTGACTTAACCCTGCGCATCACGGACTTTCATCATTGCGTCTGCGTGGCAGTAGGCCAAGGCTGCACTTTTGGCTGAGTCGGTGCCGCCTACATCGTCCCAATATTCGCCGTTGGCTAGCAAGCCCTGCAACGCCTTGGCCGCAAAGTAGTCACGAAGGCTCATGCCAACGTATTGAATTAACTCATTGTTCCATTCAAAAGGAACTGGAAATGCTGGTGGGTTGTTCATGTCAGCCCCCATCAAAAAGGAATGTCATCATCAAGGTCTGGCACCACAGCCTTTGGCTTCGGCTGGGCAACAGCAGCACCATACTCAGGCACCACAGCAGCAGCCATCTTGGCCTTGCCCACCTTGAGCTTGAACCAAACCCCGCCGTCATCCTTCTTGTTGACGTAGACATCAAGGAAGTGCTTCGTGCCATCAGGCATCACAAACGTGCCCTTGTAGTCACCGTGCCATGTCTCAGTCTTGTCAATGTTCTTCCAAGCCTTGCCCTCACTGGGCTTAATCTCGCGGTCATCTTGCATTGCAAATGCTCCTTTTGGTTATTGTCCTACACATGAAAAAAAAGGGAAGAGCTAACTTCCGGGGAAAAACAAGGGAAAACTCCTGTGGGAAAAACAAGGGAAAATTTCGGGATGACCCCCCATCGCTACGGTGAGGGGGCGGGGGGCAAGGGTATCGATCCCTGTGGCGCGGCCCTGCCGCGGCCTGCCTGCCGGGATGCCAGCAAATATGCGGCTTTCCCTGCCGCCAGCAGCCAGACACCCCTCGTTGCACCCTGCTTGTACAGAATCCATACGTTCGTATGCCATTTGTACAGGCTGTCTACAACGGCCTACAAGGCGCTGAAGGGCTTGGTGGCTACCTGTGCCTAGGCCAGCATGCTGTCTAGTCTGCATGGCACCATCCAAGGGCTTGGCGAGGCATCCAATCATCGGGTGTCTGCCACCAGCTGTCTGATCCCTGCCATCAGGACGTGGCTGCTGGGTGTGATGCCCTCGGCTCGGTACAGCGGGAGCAGCACCTCAAGGTTGTATCTAATCTGCTGTGCAGACATGCCGTCGCTAACAAGTTGTGCGATTTCTTGGTTGTTCAATACAGACATGTCTGCATCTTCTTTTTTAAAGTTATCCACAGAAGACAACAGCAACCCTTGTTCTATGTGTTCTCTACAACCCTCAGAGGTTGTGCCATAAACGCCTTCAGGTTGTATCTGGACAAAGTTATCCACAGGCGCTGGTTGTACTTGTTTGCTGTCTAGTTGTACAACCTCTGGGGGTTGTGCCTGTGCTCCCTTGGCTTGTGCCTTGTTGATGGCTGCTTTCATGTTTTTGACTGTGATTGTCTCGCCTGACTTGGGCATGATGGTGTACCTTTGTTTGGGTTGCTTGAGTACTTTGCTGATAGCTTGGGCGACTCTGGCTTGGCCCTCTTTGTCTGCTTGTTCTGCCTGCATGGCTTGTTGTTCTTTCATGTAGGGTGGCCTTGTGTCTTCGATGGCGCTGGTGATGCTGACTGCATCCTCGGCGCTGATGGTTGGGTCGAAGATGACACGCCAAGTTGTGTACCTTGCACCCGGCATGGGCTTCTTGAGTACTTCTAGGTAGCCTGCCTTGGTCAGCTTGACAAGGTGCTTGCTGATGGCTTGCTGGCTGATGCCGAGCCTGTCTGCCATGGTCTTTTGGCTAACCCAAGTGATGCCAGACCGGTTCATGTAGCTGCAAATCAGGATGAGTGACTTGATCATGCCGGGTGTTAGATCCTTGTCGGTGCATGCTTTGATCGGGATGACCGCGATCTTTCGCTGGTCTGGTGCCAAAGGCTCTTCCTTGATCTTTGGCTTCTTGGGCATGTTGAAGTGGACTGGTTCAGTCATCGCGTTCACTTGGATGCCTTCCAAAGCTTGGTGACGTTGTTGGCCAGCTCATTGGCCGCGGCTTGGCCACGCTTGTTTTGTACAGCCAAGATGTAGTCCCGCCGGCTGATCTGCGGTGTCTTCTTGCGCCTTGTGTTGACAGTGACAGGCAGCTTGTCGAAAACCCACTTGGCCTCGGTGTAGGCGCGGTAGGCTTCGCTGTAGCTGCCCACGCTGGTGCCGTCAGGCAGGGTGACTGACCTTGCATCTGGGTGTACCTTGCCGCAGCTGTGGCAGGTGAGCTCATCTGCCGAAGACACGGCTGATGATCTTTTGGCCAATGCTTGGCTGCTGTGCTTGCCAGCGCCGCTCCAGCTCAGTTGTCAGCTGCTTGCGCAGCCAAGTGGCACCGCCTATGTCCTTGAAGGCTTGCTTCTGGCTTGCAGTGACCCGCACCGCGATGCTGATCTGCTTGCCTGTAATCTCACTCTTGGGTCTTGGCATGGGTGTCCTTCAATATCTCTTCGTTTAGCTCAAACGCAATGCGCCTGACCTCATCTAGCAGCTCGCGCAGGTCGGCCACCGTGTTCATCTCCCGCTCAAGCGCGTGTTTAAGCAAGTCAATCTGGTAGTGCAGGTTGCGAAACTCGCCGTTGGCTTCCTGCGTGTCACGCACGGTGCCTTCGTCGTCCCGAAACAACTTGACGTAGCTGATGTGCATCACTTGATCTCCAAGAACTTAATCAAAGCCCATATGGCCAACAGCGTGATGAATGAGCCCAAGAACATGAGCGCAACGCAAATAAGAAAACTAATCATGTGTTTTCCTTTGCTCTGGTTTATCCAAGATCTCGTTGTATTTATCTGTAAGGTCAACAATGCAGTCTTGGAGCATGTCGAG